TAGAAGACCTAACACACGACTCTTTAGCCACATTAGATGTGTTGGCATTTCCAGGTGGTATGGGCGACAGCGATGACTTTTATACAGTATTTACTGCAGAACATATTAAGAGTGTTAGAAATTACGTTGCTGCTGGTGGTAAGTATTTTGGTATCTGTATGGGAGCTTACTGGGCAGGACCTAACTACTTTAATGTAGTAGTTAATCTAGAATTAGAGCAATATATTGCTCAGCCAACATCAACTATTATAACAGATGAGCCAACAGTTGCTAATATAACTTGGAACAATGTTCCATACAACATGTACTTTTATGATGGCTGTGCTGTCTTAGGAGATAACATAGAAGTTATAGCTGAGTATGCTAACGGAGATGCTATGGCTGCTATACAAGGCAATGTAGGTATGATAGGCTGCCACCCAGAAAGTCAAGAATGGTGGTTTACTACTGTTGGTATGGATGCAGAACTTTATAGTCCTGAACACGGTGAATTAATGTGCAACTTTGTACAAAGGTTATTAAGCAATGACTAAAATTGAACAGTTTTTAGATTCTGCCTCAAAAGCATATTATGCTGGTAGTCCTATTATTAGTGACGAACAGTTTGATAAGCTGGCAGATTCTATTGGCTATAATAAAGTGGGTACAAAACAACATGAAAATAAAGAAAAGCATTTGTACCCAATGTTTAGTCTTCAAAAATATTACGAAGACGAAGGCGTAAAACCGCTTGAAGGAATAAAGAATGTAACTTATAGTGTTAAACTGGATGGTGCAGCTATAAGTATACTTTATATAGATGGACATTTAACCAGAGCACTAACTCGTGGTGATGGTACTGAAGGTCAGCTTATTACAGATAAGTTACTAGCTAGTAAATTAGTGCCACATGAAATACCTTTTAAAGGTGTAGTACAAATTACTGGAGAAATTGTAGCTCCAATAAATATTGAAAATAGTCGTAACTACGCTGCAGGTTCTTTAAACTTAAAAGATATAAACGAATTTAAGACTAGGGCTCTTAGTTTCTTTGCATATGGTGTTCAGCCATTTATCAAACCAACTTTTGATGAAGACATGGCTGAACTAAAATCATATGGTTTTGGAGTAATCAAAGAGTCTGACTTAGATAAAATATTTCCTTGTGATGGTATTGTATTCCGTGTAAATAATAACAAACAGTTTTATGAAATGGGGTACACAGCTAAACATCCAAGAGGTGCTTTTGCTAAAAAGGAAAGGGCTGCTCATGTCGAAACAAAATTGTTAGATGTTGAGTGGCAAGTAGGAAAAAGTGGAAAAGTAACTCCAGTTGCAATTCTAGAACCAGTATATATTGGTGATGCACTTGTAAGTAGGGCTACTTTAAATAACCCAGGCTTTATAGAGTCACTAGACCTTCACATAGGTGACACAGTCGCAGTAATTAGGTCTGGAGAAATTATTCCTTGCATTTTACATAAAGTGGATGCTTAAGGCATAAGAAATTTTGACTTGTTAAATGTTCCTAAAATCAGTATAATATATATTCAAAATTGATGAAAACCATGAAAATTGAAATACCTGTAAACTGTCCTTGCTGCTCATATACTCTTGAACTGATTAACGATCAGCTCTTTTGTAGAAACACAGCTTGTGATGCACAGCTTACCAAAAAAGTTGAGCATTTTTGCAAGACTTTAGGTATTAAAGGCATGGGTGCTAAAACTATTGATAAATTAGGTTTAGCCGATATTACAGAAATTTTTTACTTGGAAGAAGACCAAGTATCAACTGCTCTGTCAAGTAAGGTATTGGCTACTAAACTAATTAATGAAATAGAAAAAGCCAAACAAGCTGATTTAGCCACAATTATTACATCATTTTCTATACCATTAGTGGGTAATACTGCTTCTAAAAAGATTTGTGCAGCTATCAATAATATTGATGAAATTACCTATGACAAATGCCGCGAGGCAGGTTTAGGCGATAAAGTTTCACAAAATCTTGTTTCGTGGTTAGAATCTGATTTTTTAGAAGTAAAAGAGTTCCTACCCTTTTCTTTTACTTCGGCAAAAGTCCAAATACAGAGTGGCGGAAAGTCCGTCTGTATTACAGGAAAATTATCTTCATTTAAAACAAAAGCAGAAGCCTACAAATCATTAGAAGAGGCTGGTTTCAAAGTTACGGAAACAGTAACGAAATCTACTGACTATGTTGTTGATGAAGATAATAAGGGAAGCGCAAAGCGTAAAAAAGCCGATGAACTCGGTATTACAATAATCCAAAACCTAAACACTTTCTTGAAAGAAAATCAAAAATGACAGAAAAAGCTAAAAAATGGAGTGACGACGCCGTTGACCAAATGTTGAAAATCGTTAACGGTGAAAGTCCAGTATCAGTTGGCAAAGTTGAAACCATTGCAGAAATCCTTGGTTTTACAACCCGATCAGTTGCCAGCAAACTACGTCAAATGGACTACGAAGTTGCTTCTATGGCTAAAGAAAAAACCAGCACATTTACTGCTGAAGAAGGCGAAGCTCTTGCTAAGTTTGTAAAAGCCAATGCAGGCGTCTTGACATACAAAGATATTGCCAGCACTTTTGCAAATGGACAATTCTCCGCAAAAGAAATCCAAGGCAAATTGTTGGCTTTGGAATTAACTGGTTCAGTTAAGCCAGCAGAAAAAGTTGAAGCAGCTCGTAGTTATACAGAAGCTGAAGAAACTACATTTATCAAAATGGCTGAAAGCGGTGCTTATATTGAAGAAATCGCAACTAAGCTTGGTAAAGAAATTGCTAGCGTTCGTGGTAAAGCATTGAGCTTGACACGCAAAGGTCAAATCAGCAAGATTCCAGCACAACGTGAATCACACGCTAAAGAGTCAGTTGATCCAGTAGCCGCACTTGGTTCAGCACTCACAAGCATGACTGTTGCTGAGATTGCTAAAGCTGTTGACAAAACAGAACGTGGTCTTCGTACTTTGCTTACTCGTCGTGGTATCAAAGTTGTAGACTATGACGGTGCTGCCAAAAAAGCTAAAGCAGAAGCTAAAGCCGCTGCTTAATATAGTTTAAACCATGTAGCCCAAGAGTCTATAATAACTCTTGGGCTTTTTACTTTGGAGATCAGTAAGTGAAAGTAAAAATTACATACCACGACAATGAGTCGTTTACTGTTGAAGAAGTAGTAAAACAAGCAGTCCATAACTACGGCAAAATGGCACAAGTAGAAGTAATGCCTGAATCAACAATGGCATATGACTACATATATTTTGGATTGCAACAATTAATTACTCACGAACAGTTGAGTATGCTTTTTGATAAAGACCCTACATATCAAAAAGATTTAAAAAAGTTAAGAGAGCAAGTTCTTTATAAAGTAACTGAAATTATAGATCAAGTAATCATTGATAACGAAGCCAAGGTAAGCTAATATGGATGTTTCAGCCGTTGTTCTAAATAAGCTACTTAGCGAGCAAAGCCTAGATATATGGGCAAAGCTAAAGCTTGTGTTTTTAGACTCGGCCTACTCAAGCATATATTCGATTATTAATAAGCACTACGAGAAGTACAATAAACTTCCTAGCTTTGATGATCTTGAGCTTACTCTTAGAGAAGGTCCGTCAGCAAAAACACTGGCAACTTTAAAATTAACTGAAGTTCCAGAAGTATCCGCAGAAATAGCCTTAGATGCTCTCATAGACCACTATACTCAAAACGAAACAATAAAACTATTAGATAAATTTGTAGACAAATTACCACTCTACGACTCTAATGAAATAAAAGAAAACCTTTCTTCGATTGCACTAACTATTGAAGAAAAAACGCATACTAGTGAAAAAGTATTCACTATGTCAAATATGCTGTTATTTCAACACCCAGAAGACCTTGCCAAAGAACGAGTGTTCTTGGGTCTTAATAATACTTTTGATGCAGTATTAGGTGGTGTTGCTAGACAAGAATTAATATTAATAGGCGGTAAGCGCGGATCTGGTAAGTCTATTACTAGTTCCAATATTTTTGTTAATCAATATGAAATGGGCAACAGCTGTATATATTTCTCTATTGAAATGACTGCCCAAGAAACAAATCAAAGAAACTTAGCTATCTTAGCTAATGTTGACTTACAAAATTTAAAACAAAACAAACTAACCGATGATGAAGTATTAAGAATAGTGAAGTCGCGGGCAGGAATGTTTGAAGGTGCAGACGACCTAGTTTCCGAATACCTGCGCCATCGTGACCGTTTCAAGTTTGAAGAAACACTAGTACGTAACTTTACCTTGAAACCAGACAATCAAATGGTAATTGTTGATGATCGCGATTTAACACTTGGTAATATTGACCTACACATAGGTAAAATGAAAGCTAGGTTTGGGGACAAATTAGCAGTAGTAGTGGTAGACTATATTAATCAAATTAAAATTGAAGGTAGTTCACAATATGATTGGCAACCTCAAATTGAAGTGTCCAAAAAACTTAAGAACCTTGCACGTAAGTACGAAGTGGTCGTGGTCTCACCATATCAAATTGATGCTAGCGGCGAAGCTCGGTTTGCAAAGGGACTACTTGATGCCGCAGACATTGCACTCGTTATGGAGGCGCATGATAAAGATCAACAAGCAATATCCTTTGAAACCACTAAAATTCGTGGTGGAAAAGAAATGGCCTTCACCTGTCCCATTAATTGGGATACCTTACGCATCTCGCCACAGTCTCTTGATCGTCCTGCATCGAAAGAAACGATTAAGAAGGCTGGAGGATCTAAAAAATCATCAGACTCAGTAAAGGATGAACAGTCTAATGACTTACCTTGGAACGCATAATGAGTGATCCAGTACTAGAACTAATACAAAAGAATAATTTGGCTTTTACAGTATCTGGCAGAGATTATTTAATAAAATGTCTCAACCCAGAACACCCAGATAGTAATCCTAGTTTTCGTGTAGACAGAGTTAGTGGAATATCGCATTGTTTTGCTTGTGGGTTTAAAACTAATATATTTAAGTATTATGGTGTTTTTACTAACCCAGTCCCATTAAAGATAGCTAAACTAAAAGAAAAATTACAAGAAATAAAATCTTATTCTAGTAATTTAGAAATACCTTCTGGTGCTACACCTTATAATAAATCTTTTAGAGGAATATCTGCAAAAACACTACAACATTTTGGGGCGTTTTATACTCATCAAGTTGAAAAACTAGTAGATAGAATCATATTTCCAATTACAGATGTAACTGGAAGAACTGCAGTATATGTTGGTAGACATACACTAAGTGACGGCAATCCAAGGTATATTAATTATCCTAGTGGTGTTCAGATGCCTTTATTTCCCTCACAATTACCCCAAGCTGAAAAAAGTTTAGTAATTGTTGAAGGCATATTTGATATGTTAAACTTATACGATAAAGGTTTAACTAATGTAACTTGTGCTTTTGGTACAAATACACTGCAAAATAACACAGTGCAAAAGTTACTGCCTTTTAAAGCACAAGGTGTGACACACATATACCTTATGTTTGATGGTGATGAAGCAGGCGAAAAAGCTATGTTTACCTTAAAACCAATAATTGAAGAATGTGGTTTTATAGTGGAAAATATAATATTACCAGATGGTTGTGACCCTGGTGAATTATCTGATGAAGATATAAAGTCCACAATAGAATATATTAAAAAATAATCTTGAAAAAATAGCCCAAATACGCTATAATAAAGTATTACAAGGAAAATTATGACAAAAATTGCACTAATTGACAAAGCCCCAAATAAAACTAGATATAAAGAATATTTTGAGTTTGACTTTGATCATTATCATATGAGTAGTGTGCCTATTACAAAATTGTTGAAAAAAGACGTTGATCTTGATGTAGACTTAACTGACTACGATTTTGTAATATTAGTGGGTTCAGAAGCTGCAAAAGAATACGCTAAAATTACTAGCGTAACAAATATGGCTGGGCAACTAGTCAATGATAAATTTATTGCTATTTCAAATCCTAGCATGCTATCGTTTAAGCCTGAAGGTAAACCAGACTTTCAGCGTGCTTGTGATAGAATACACAAGTATATTAAAGGCGACATTAAAGTTACTGTAAGTGGTGATTATGCAGGTATTAATGATACCAAAGAAGCCAAAGCTTACTTAGAAGAAATTATTGCTAATGCAAGTGGCTATGTGGCTTGGGACACAGAAACAACAGCACTCTACCCTAGAGACGGTTATGTGCTTGGTGTGTCACTTACTTACAAAACTCATCAAGGCAGATATATTTCTACAGATTGCCTTGACGAAGAGTGCATGGAGATGTTAAATAAAATTGCCCATGACTTTATAACTGTGTTTCACAATATGAAGTTTGACTTTAAGATGATTAAGTATCATCTTGGAATTGAGTTTGATCGTAGCAGAGTACATGATACTATGCTGCTACACTACGTGCTTGATGAAAATGATACACACGGCTTAAAACCACTAGCACTAAAGTACACAGACTATGGCGACTATGATAGTGAACTGGACTCCTTTAAAAAGGATTACTGTAATACTCATGGTATGTTACAAGAAGACTTTAGTTATGATCTGATTCCTTTTGACATTATTTCTAAATACGCTAGTATTGACACAGCAGTTACCTTTGACTTGTTTAATAAGTTTTGGCCTCTAGTAGAAAAGAACGATAAGTTTAGATCAGTATATGAAAATTTGTTAGTTAAAGGCACGCTATTCCTAATGGACATGGAAGAAGTTGGCATACCTATTAGTCGTGAACGAATGGTGGGCGCAGACCTTTATTTAAATCAAAAAATTCAAGAAGCCAAAGAAGCTATCTACACTTTTACTGAAGTAAAACAGTTTGAGCAAGACCAAGGTAAAATATTTAATCCAAATTCTGTGCTTCAACTAAGAACAATCTTATTTGACTATCTTAAACTAAAACATACAGGCAAAAAGACTGCAACTGGTGCAATTTCCACAGACGCAGAAGTGCTTGAAGAACTTAGTGAACAACACAAACTTCCTGCAGCTATTTTAAATGTACGCAAATTAGGTAAAATTCAAAATACTTATATACAAAAAATTCTCCCAGAACTGGACAAAGATGATAGAATTCGTACTAACTTTAACCTTATTTTTACCACATCTGGCAGGTTGTCTAGTAGTGGTAAGTTTAATGCCCAGCAAATACCGCGAGATGATCCAATTATTAAAGGATGCATTCGAGCTCCACTTGGCTATAAAATTGTAAGTCAAGACTTGGCAACTGCAGAAATGTATTATGCTGCTGTACTTAGTGGTGACAGAAACTTACAACAAGTTTTTATCAGCAAAGGCGACTTTCATAGTACTATTGCTAAAATGGTATTTGATTTAGTTTGTCAAGTAGAAGATGTTAAGAAATTATTTGGAGATAAACGTCAAAGTGCTAAAGCAATTTCTTTTGGTATTTTGTATGGATCAGGGCCTCAAAAAGTATCTGATACAGTTTCTAAAGCAACAGGTGAAGTATATGGAATTGATAGGGCTAAAGATGATATTAAATCTTATTTTACAAAGTTTAGTGGACTTAAAAATTGGCTTAATTCTCGCAAAGAATTCATTCAAGAAAACGGCTATACTTATAGTTTTTTTGGTCGCAAGCGTAGGCTGCCTAATGTGTTTAGCACAGACAAAGGTATTGCCTCCCACGAAGTTAGGTCAGGCATCAATTCGGAGATCCAATCTATTGCTAGTGATGTAAATTTACTTGCAGCAATAGATACTGCTAATGAAATAGCAGTTAAAGGTCTAGATGCTAAAATATTTATGTTAGTGCATGACTCTATTGTTGCCATAGTAAAAGACGAGTGTGTTGAAGAATATTGTGAAATTTTAAAGCGTAACACACAAAAAGATCGTGGTTGTTCTATAAAAGGTTGTCCTATTGGAGTAGACCAAGATATAGGTCAAGATTACTCTTTTGGTAAGTTTGAAAGTTATTATGAACTTAGAGAAGATTGTTTGGCCCGTATTTAGACTAGGTGAAAAAACTCCTCAAATAGAAGATAACATAGTGTACTATGCTACCGAGTATGAAGATTTAGATACTGGTAAGCATAGTGCCGTTATGCGTATAGTAGATGATAGAAATATAGACAAAGAAACCCTAAGCCGCAGAAGGTTACAGTTATTGGTACAAGAAGTAAAACTGTTTCCTATTAATAAAGCAGTGTACTTTTTAGCTGATTTGCTAAAACTAGCTAAAACTACAACTTGGTTTATTGATAGCGTAGGCACAGTATTTCAATATAAAAAGACTCAACGAGTTAAATTATTAGCTAGAGAAATAACTAAAGTTTTGCCTACTACTGGCTTAGGTGCAGTTATAGAGCTTGAAGGAATACCTCAAAGATTTAAAACTGCTTTTAAACCAAACGATGATGACAGATACGCCACAGTACTTTACTCAAAACATACATATATACTATATGGTTTACACAAAGATAAACCACAAGAAAGCTGGAGATTAATTTAATGGCTAAGGCTATAATATCGAATCGCATATATATGGATAATCCAGGTGTAGAAGAAACTAAAACTATACTTAAAGCACTAACATATAAAATAAACAAAGACACTGGGTCTAAGAAATTTTCTACAGTAGAAACTATTAAAAACTATAAACTGTTGCCTAAAGGCATACTATCACTACCACAAGGCAGACATGATTTAATACCTGAAAGCTATGAAATCACAGATAAACGAGTATTTGTACCAGTACCTTTTCCTAACCCAAAATTCCCTCTTAGACCAGAACAGCAAATTGTCTTTGACGAAGTGGCAGATACAGTTTTTATCAATGCTCTTGTTGGCTGGGGAAAAACCTTTACAGCACTACACCTTGCGCACAAATTTGGGCAAAAAACGCTGGTTATCACACACACCGCGGCTCTCAGAGATCAGTGGTGTGAAGAAGTCGAAGTGTTATTTGGGATCAAATGCGGACTTATTGGTGGTGGACGAGTTGACCACGAAGACCACTTTATTACAGTTGCAAACATTCAAACATTAGTAAAACACACTGCTGAACTTGCCAAAGAGTTTGGAACTATTATCTTGGACGAGGCCCACCACTGTCCTGCCACTACATTTGCATCAACTATTGACTGTTTTCACGCTAGATACCGAATAGCACTGTCTGGCACAATGATTCGCAAAGATCAAAAACACGTAGTTTTTAAAGACTACTTTGGCGATCATGTAGTAAAACCACCTCAATCTAACACTCTTACTCCTCAGGTTAAAATTATAAAACCAGGAATTATTTTAAAACCTGGCGCAACTTGGGTAGAAAAAATAAATCAACTTACACAAGACGATGACTATCGTAGATTTATTGCTAGTGTTGCACTAACTCAAATGTCTAAAGGGCATAAAGTATTAGTAATTGCAGATCGTGTAGAATTCTTAGAAAAGGTTTCAGAATATGTTGGTGATGAAAGTGTGTTGGTTGTTGGTGGATCAGAACTTGAAGAAAGACAACTTGCCAAAGAACAGTTGCTTAGTGGTGAAAAAAAGTGCGTATGTGGCTCCAGACAAATATTCTCAGAAGGCATATCTATTAACTCGCTGTCCTGTGTAATACTAGCAGTGCCTATGAGCAATGATTCACTACTAGAACAAATTGTAGGCCGAATACAGCGTATTCATGAAGAGAAACTTACTCCTTTAGTGGTAGATATACATTTTTCTGGTTATGCAGACAAGAAACAAAATAATGACAGGCTAGGTCTTTATATGCGTAAAGGCTGGGAAATAGTTACAGTTTGATGAAAAATTCACTTGTCTACAAATCCTTAAAGTGGTATAATATTATCTAGAGAACAGCACACAATGACTACTCTATTTTTTAACATATTAGTCCTAGAACAAGAAACAACTTGCAATCCAGACTATATGATGCAAGCTCTTTACTTTTACTGGCAAAATAAAACATTACCTAAAACAAAATATAGTGTTTATAAGCCTATTACAAAGTCACTAGCTGGCAGTAGTTTCTTATTAAATCCAAAAGACTTTTTTGAAGATAAAACTACAGATATTCGGTATTTAGCTCAGTACATAAGATTATGTGGACGAAGAGACTATAATTTATATAAACTACACCACATCAAATACTTAGATCTAAGCTATTTTACTGATTTAAACTTAAATGCATTGGAAACAAACCCATTGCTAGAAATTACAAACAAACAAATTAAATTCAAATACGAGGAAATAACAAATGGCAATTAGCTTCAAAAATACTAAAGGCAAAGCACAATCAAATAAAGTCGAAGCCTTTGAGTACAAAGACGGAGAAAACTCAGTAAGACTAATTGGTGGTATTTTGCCCCGATACATCTACTGGTTAAAAGGCACTAATAACAAAGACATTCCTATTGAGTGCTTGGCATTTAGCCGTGATAAAGAAAAATTTGATAATCTTGAAAAAGATCATGTTCAAGAGTTTTACCCTGATGCTAAGTGCGCTTGGAGTTACTCTATTAATTGTATTGACCCAAAAGACGGAAAAGTCAAAGCTCTAAACTTAAAGAAAAAATTGTTTGAGCAAATTATGGGTGCAGCAGAAGATTTAGGCGATCCTACTGATTATGATACAGGTTGGGATGTAGTATTTAAACGTACTAAAACAGGTCCTCTGGCTTTTAATGTTGAATATCAATTACAAGTTTTGCGCTGCAAACCTCGCAAACTTTCACAAGCAGAACGTGACTTAGCAGACGCTGAGAAAACAATTGATGAAAAGTATCCACGTCCTACTGAAGCTGAAGTACTAGCCTTATTGCAAAAAATTAGTTCTGGTGAAGAAGACGAAAGTCAATCAGAAGCTGAAAAAGAAGCAGTTAAAGATTTAGTAGAATAAATAACATTGGCCTGGTAAACTTATAGCTTACCAGGCTTTTTTGTCTTAAAAATAATGAAAATACTTTTTACTGCGGATGTTCAC